TTAAACGTACCTACAAATGTTGTTTTCGCTCTTATTTTCATCTTCTACAGCCTCCGCATGCAGTATTAGAAACCTATCCGCTTCGTTTTCATTTTCTACCGAATCAATTCCATACATTTGATCCTTGTATCGAATTTTCATGTTTTTATCAATCCCTTTTCGATATCTGATCGTAAATTGCATTTCTTCCGTTGCTTCGTTTTTCAGAAGCTTGATTGATTCGGAAGATCGGATCAGGCGAACTTTTGCCCATACTCTGGCAATTAACTTTTCTTTTCTGATTTTTTGTCCAAGTTCATCCTTATCCCATCCAAAACCATAGATCTCTATTTTTTTATTCATGTCTCCGATGTTAATCATCTTCATCCTCCGAATAATTTTCCAATTGTAACTGCAATAAGATCGTTCTTGCAATACACGAAATTTTCTCGTTATTCTTTGTTTCCAGGATAGATCGGTTATCATACAATTGCTGCATGATCAAAAACAGTGCAAGTTTCATCCTTGCACTGTTTTCATCAAACTTTCCAACTGCTGCCGCCACTGTTTCACATGCTGCATCGAACGCAAGATTGAATACTACATCATCTTCTTCAACTTTCAGATACTCGCTTGCTTCTTCAAGAAGCTGTGAACGTACATCAGCATCCATTTATCATCCTTTCTGAGCTGTGATAAACTCTTCAATGATCTCATCTTTCTTTGTCTTTGTGATTGTGTAGCTCTTAGTTGTTGCAAGCTGTTTAATTTCGTCTACAGTCATTGCTTCCAGTTCTGATCTTCTGTATTTTTTTGTTGGTTCTGAGATCTGATCTGCCGGAATTTCTGCTTTATATACCGCCATATCATCGACGATCTGGCAGTCTAAACGTTCACGTACTTTAATTCCAGTCTGGTCTTTACTCCATAAGTCGCCTGCTTCCGTAGAGATTCCAATCGTAAGCTTTTCTCTGTCAAATAATGTGATTGCTTCCTCAAAGTTTCCACAATAAATTGGTACCTTTCCAGTAGCTCCGTTTTTGATTGTCTTATTAGACATAACTACAACCGGATATGTACCAAATAATAATCTTCTAGATGGATTCGTTACATCTTTCTGTAAGATGTAATTTCCTTCTTTATCTTTTAATTTGTCTAACCAGTTAAAACCGCTCTGGTTTGTCAATACTTTTGATCCTGCGACTAATGCCGGATCTAATTCGACGTTAAAGATGTTTTTCAGATCGTCGACAGATGTTGCTTCAATTTCAAAACCATCTGTCATTTCATCCAATTTTTTAATAATCAGTGCATTTCTTGTTGCTTTTACTTTTCTGGCGATCCAGTTTTCCAAGTAAGAAATAATATTCTCGTCGGAATCTTCCAGCAATTCATATGTAGCTTTTAAGATTCCACCGAATTTTTTAATTACATACTCAACTTTCTTTAAAACTGGAGTTGCAACATCTGGAAACTGGCTTTCTTCGTCTACTGTATCGAATGGAATGGAATCTGCATTCACTTCGTACACTCTGCTTCCTTTTACTTTTGTTGTGTGTTCTGTCCTTACAATCGTTTCTAAGGCATCTTCGGAACGTCTTAGTGTTCTAATCGTTGTAGAGATATCTGCTGGTACTGTTAAGCCTCCATCTTCGTCAGATCCCTCTTTCATAGCATCCAGCACTTCCATATCTTCCTTTGCAACTGGTTTCTTTTTAAACCCAGCTCTTAAGGCATTGACAAGTGCAGATACGACACTTTTCTTTCCTTTGATTTCGTTTACTTTCCCCTGTGCTGCCTGGTTCTTTACACCTTCTCCTTCTTCCTGTTCCATCTCATCTAACAGATCGTACTTTTCCTGAAGGTCCTTCATTTCTTTTCTTGCTTTTTTCGCATCTTCCAAATTATCCTGAGCGATCAGATTCTTAATCTCTTCTTTCTTCTGTGTGATTTTTGCTGCAATTTCTCTCTTATCCATTCTGTTTCCTTTCTCCATACTGGTTTAAGCTTTCTAACAGTTCTTTTTTCTCTTTTTCCCTCGCCTGGTACTCGCTAAAAGATTCATTAAAAATTTCTTTTATATCTTGTCTGCTTAAAGGTCTCTGCTCGTCCTTTTTCTTGGCATTTTTACCCTGTGCAGTCAGGCTTGTTGGGACATTTTTGTAACAAAAAAACATGGAGCTTCCGGCACATGCGACTGCATCGTTTGCTTCTTCGACTTTTATGTCAAATAACTCTGCTGCCTCTTCTCCGGTTAACCATGTTTCATCATTTACTTTTTGTTCAATTTCTTCTTTGTCTACCTTGGCCTTTGTCATGTACGTCTGCATGATCGCTTCCTGGCAAGTATCTAGAGATTCTGCATCCTTTCGCAGATCATCCGCATTTTTTGTTGTGAAAAAATAACTTGCCGATGGCTTATGGATCATAACTGTTGCATTTTTAGGCATTACGATCTCATCTCCTGCCATCATAATGACGGATGCGATACTTGCTGCTAATCCATCAACATACACTGTCTTGTGCGCATTGTTACGACGTAGCATGTTGTAGATTGCAATGCCGCCAAACACGGAACCACCGCCAGAATTGATATGGATGTTAATGTTTTCAGTTCCGTCCAACTGATCAAGGAACTCTTTCACATCTCCCGGTGCCATATCGTCTTCATACCATTCGCTCTGCCATGTTTCGCTTACAATATCCCCATAAAAAAACAGATCCGCTGAGGAATCTGTCTGGTTCTTAATCGTCATAGATCCACAAACTTTTGTGTTTCCGTCACGATCTTTGTTATAAAGTTTTAGTTCTTTCAAGCACTCGTTTCTCCTTTCTTATATTGTTCTCCTGCCATTTTGACTGGGATAAAGTTTCCGTTCATAAGAAGCACGTCTCCATCCGGATCTCTTGGAAGATCTAACAGTTCTCGTGCTTCATTTACCTTACGCATTCCGTTTTGGACTCCCTTAGCAAGTATTTCCATCTGTGTCTTGGAATCTGTCCTCAGGATCGCTTTTTCGTTGAATTTACAGCTTTTATCTGTTCCTATGTACAATTTGTACGTCAATTCCTCTTCGTACTGTTTCAGAGGGAATAACATAGTATCAACTAAGAAAGATAACTGTTGCATTTCGCTGTTTGCGTATGATGATTTCTCATAATCATTGATCTGATTCGGCTTGACTCCGAACGCTCCTGCAATTTGCAACGCTGTATATTTCTTCAGTTCAAAGAACTGTGCATCTGTCAGCTTGTAATTTAATGGCTGTAGCTGCATACCTGCTGGTACTGGCACAATCTTTCCGGCATTCTTCGGGCCTGAAAGATACTTATCATACTTCTTTTGCAATAATTTGATTCTTGAATCATCAATCTCTCCTGCATACTGTAAAGCCATCGATGCTGTCATTCCGCCTTTATACAGATTCGACATGTACTGTTGACTCTGTGACGCTCCTTCTACCACATACCCAAGCATATCTCGCACTGGAATTCCTGTTAATCCGTCCAGTGTCATCGATGTTTTAAGATGCATCACGTCCATTTCTGGAAATACATACATTTCTCCGTCCAGCGGATCTGTGTACTGATAGTAGATTTTGCCCTGTCCACCGAATATGCCTGTATTATCATAGATCGGAGTCACGCAATCCGATTGCATGATCCAGAGCCCTATATTTTCACTACCATTCCTGGAAATCTTCCTTTGAATCCATACGTAACCATTTCCAAAATGATTTCTATTGTTTTCTACTGTTGCGAAGAAAATAGACGGCGTCATATGCGGATTTGGTCTTCCATTCAACAATTTCGAAGTGCTATCCGGATCTGCACGGACTCGCCCCTGTTTTTTTTTCCATTCGTACACCTTAATCGGCAGTTTTCCCATTGTTTCCGATAAGATTTTCATGCAAGTGTAGTATGTTACTTCTCGCAATTCACTTTTGTTCCTGTAGCCAATTCCAAGCCATTCTGCAAAATCTTCTTCCGTCATTCCTTTTGTTGGGGAGCCTCGGAACCGATTTATAATTTTATCCATAATGTTTCTCGCTATTCCCATTTATCACTACCTACCATTCATTTTCTAAGAATTTATCTAACGCTTCTTCTCTCGGATTTATAAAAATATGATATCTCGCCAATTTGTAAGCACATAACGTCGCATCTACTGGATCAATCTTCTTTGCTGTTGCATCCTTGTCAATTTTGATCAATCCATTGTTTTTCTTAATTACTGCATTACTCATAGCGTAATTTAAGACCGGATTATATAAATAACAAACATTACCCATAAGCACTTCTTCTCTGAATCCTTCCGTTGACTCATTCAATGATTTATGACTTTGGAAAACTTCTTCTACAATGTATCCTTCATCGCTTAAATCAATCATAAGTTTACTTG